CATTTTTCCCTCCCAATTCTACGGGATAATTCATCTCTCATAGCCTGACCCGGAGCATCATCGTCCATAGCCAATATAACCATCTTGGCATTCATTAATTCATCTTCAGCCGATAGGAGATAACTAAATTTTCTATCACTTGGCTTAGTCCCCGGTGCTATAGCCCCATCGGGACAACTTATCACATTATTATAACCACATTCAACAAGAGATAATGCATCCATCTCTCCTTCGGTAATTATAATTGTTTCCATGCCTTTGACATTATCAATTCTATAGAAACATTTCTCTGCGTTCTTTTCTTGCCTAAATTTTTTATCAGCAGTACGAGATTTCACATTTACAACTTCACCATTTTTATAAAAAGGGAATTGTATCCATCTGTTTTTATACCCTATGCCTTCATTAATTAAAGTATTCACGGAAATACATCTTTCATCAAACCAACTTATAACAGACTCCGGAAGTTCTGTTTTTGGCTCATCGGGCTTTACGATTGGCTTTGTAATAGTTAAGCCACTTAACTTTTCTGATAGTCCGCCCTTCCATCCACAATGATGACAATTCCATACACCTTCATCTATGTTTACTGATAGGCAAGGTTCGCTTCCCTTCTTTCTTTGGTGGGAACATTGTGGGCATTTAGTCTTTTCTTGACCACCTGTACTTGTTAGGTAAATTCCGTGTTCTTCAAACGTCATAGATTATCCTTTATATTTTAAGTGTAAGTTGGCGAACTTAGTCAAGCCGTTATTGGATTTGTCTCTTAATGTTCGCAAAGATAGTAAATGGTTCATCCAGAATTTATCATCCGTAGCCCACTTGATTGTATCTCTAACATCCGTATCAGACCACTTGTCAGCCGTTATCAATTCAAATATAACATTGACCGCACCATTAGTTAAGTTTGTATCTTCATACCATTTTTCAGTAATATATTTTGGCAACTGCTTTCTTTTTGTTTTGTAGAAATCTGAAACAATGGATTTTAAGAATGCCAATTGTTTATCATTGATGGATTTATTAAGTTTGATTTTTTTAATCTTATTAATAGATGTTATATACCTTATACTGTTTACAGTAGCTTGTCCATCCTTGATGGTATCCGGATTATTAAGTGTTGATATATTGGCACTTAGAGAATCACCCCCACCCTGTAAATTTAACATGGCTTTCTGTAATTGGTCGCTACCCCCACCCTGTAAATTTGTATAGGGTAGTGGCATAATGTACCGCTTTATAAACTTGTGGGAATCTTCAGCTTTTTCAATTACCACGGATATAAATTTACCTTGCCGTAAATTCGTCATGGCTGATGAGATTGTAGTTTTAGTACACCCTAGGACATTCGCAAAGTGTATATTGTTTTTTATACAAATCCCATCATCATTTAGATTGGCAGTAATTTCCGAGTACACCACTTTATCCCTTGGTGTAAGTTTGGCATCGTGCCTAACGTGTATTGGTATAAATCCGATAAAACTCATAAATGCTCCCTTATATATTCAACTTCATCCGCCCAATCTACAAATTCGTCTTCTTCATTAAAATCAGCCCACTCCTTACAATCCGAGCATACACCCGTTAGAATCTCATGCACCATTTCCAATGCGCCAACAGGCTTAGAGCCACAACATTCAGATAGAATATTCATGGCATCGGATATAATTATCGGATTATCCATCACTAGGTTTTTCATTTTGTCCCCTTTTTATTAATGCGACTCAGTCTCAAAGCCTCGTTGCGCCACCAATTGCGCTTATATTCCATTACTTCTAATTGTGCCTTAAAATACACCATGAAATATAACGCCAAACATATGACAAATCCAAGAAATATAAATCCAAGTGTTTCCATTAGAATTCTCCCATTATGCAATCTTCTATCCAATCACAGATTAATTCATGTGTTTTAAATTTCATACTCAGGTCTTTAATATAATAAAACCATGTTTTTTTATGGTATATAATACCCATGTATTTATAACTTTTCATTTTTTCTTTTTCCTTGTTTTTCTTAAATATTTATTGTATCTCTGTATGGTTTCATCAAAATAATCAAAATTCGATTCTGCAAAAGCATAGGCTAAAAAACAACTAGAAAGATAGTCGTCATCCCCTGTTCCATAAACAATGGTAAACGATACTCCAATATACTCGTCATCGTGATGGTGTGGATGTTTATTCACCGTTACTCCCAAGTCTAGGGTATTATCACCAGATATAAATTTACCTAATGGTATACCGCCATTCTTCCATATGCTGTGATTTGCGCCATGATAAAAGACGGGCTTTATCAATTTATGCCACTCTCTGTGATATTGTGATTCTTGCATATCTTTACTCATTTATAATTCCGGGTACGACTATTTTATCAAAGTATTGGCAATCTTTACCTTTGGCAATTAAGCATTTTTTACCTGCAAGTTTGGAATCAATGACCATCTCTCCTGTACGGGATATAATACACCCTAAACATTTATAACCCGTATCGTAATTCGCACAATATTTGAGTACATTCAGTTTATTATTTTTCAATTATAACTCCATAGTTTGCATCATCGAATGCCCCCATTTCAACCCCATTTATATCATCTAATCGAATGAATTCCCTCATCATTTTATCAGCCTTTTTTCTGTTTGTAAAAGTGGCATAGACAAATCCTGAATTTAAATCCACCACCGCATATGTTTTAGCTTTTTTCATTTTTACCTTCATTAGTGTATATTCGTTTTTTAGAAGTTATCCAATCTGTTAAATAATTCCTAGCCGTAGACTTTTCTAAGCCAAATTTAGCCTGAATGAATGGAGTTGCTCCGTACATATTCGTAATATTAGAATCTCGCAATTCGTCAAGATATTTGAATACATCAGCCCTCATCTTTATTTTCCGTCCATGTGGTTAATATATCGTTGTGTAATATTTCAGGGGTATACTCATTTTCTTCATGTTCATCTTCATAAAATATGCTATTTGCAATTTCTAAAATAATATCATTTGGATTTTCAAGCCCTACCCAATATTCAACCATTTCTATAGTAACTTTCATTTTTTATGCCCCAAGAAGTTAAGTGGCTTAACTTTTATTATTAATGCTACAGTTATAATTGTAATCATCCACATCGTATTTATTAAAACGTATGGGTTTAAAATATAATCAATCACTTGACCACCTGTATTAATCCATTCTTCATGGTGACAGAAGCAAAAAATTCACGTCCTTTTCTTTGTGAAAATTTTGGATATTCAGGTGAGTAAGGTCTGTTGCAACCGACAAACGTACCATCGGCTTTATACTCAAGACCAAAAAATGAAGTTTCAGTATAATCTAGAGATTCCCCGATAGATTCTTTCATCTGCTTTTTTGATTTGTAGTTTAGTATCATCATTGTAGTGTTTCCTTTCGTTTAGGTGGTCGAATTTATAACAATTATAAACCCGTGTCAAGTCTTTTTTTCTTAGCAATATCTATGCATTCATCTAGATATTTATAACCATCACCGATAAGCATATTGGTATTCCATTGATAATATAAATTATCATATTCTTTTATAAAATGCATATTATAACATTTATAAATTTTTGCCCATTTATGCCTTGTTCTTTTTGCATCGTGTTTCATTTTATAAATCTCCCATTATAACAGAATATAAAGTTTCCATTTTTTCAAGTAAAACTTTCGGACTCCCATTCATGCCAAAGTATTCTTTAACGTGCGAAACTTTCCAATATCGATTGGGCTTTATACCCTTTGTCCATAATTTCACCGCACTTTTCGAGACAATCAAATTATACATGGCGAATTTATTATTAGATTCTAGGTCTCGCATAAATTGGCAATCCCCTTTTATTTCAATTGGTTTATCCATTTATAACTCCCTATTTATAAAAGTTAACTCACTTAACTTTTTGTGAGTGTGGAAAGATTTGAACTTTCTTGATGGTTAAACGGTTTTACAGACCGCCCCCTTACCAATCGGGCTACACACTCATTTTCTCTAACTCCAAATATAACAGGCTTTAGAGACACTGTAACTTACTACTAAAATATAACAATGTCAAGTACTATTTTTCCCACCAATTATATTGAAATAATATAATTCCAATCCGGGCAAAAAATATAACTGATAAGGTCATAAATATAACTTCCACGAATGTTTCAATCATTAGTAAACTCTATGACTTCCCGATATGATTTTTCAGTCAATTGAAGTTGACCGGGGAATTTATGACCGGATGATTCCATGCCTATAACTATAACTCCGTGCTGAGCTTCTGCCATTTTTACAAGGGCTTTTAATCTTCTTATTGTAAAAACCTTGTATTTTCTCTGTTTTTTTGGTTGTTTCATTGTGGTTTCCTCTGTTTTATTATTAGAAAGGTGATTTTAAAAAGGATTTAATTCCCTTTGCGACGTAGTCCATGAATTCCAATTCAATCGAATTATAAACATTCCATTTTAGGTATTCTTCACAATTTTGCATTGAAGCCCTCACCCACCGTTTCAACTCGTCTTTGTGTTCTTCTGCTGACATATAATTTAAGTCATCAAAAATTCCTATATGATTCATTTTATTACTCCTGTTTTATTATTAAAAAGTTAACTCACTTAACTTTTTTACGCATTCACTAAATTAAATTTATTTATTTTTCCGATTGTACCGTGAACGTCGATTGAAATATTTTTGGCTCCCTTATTCGTTCCGTCGCACAATTGACAGTCCCGGCATTGAATTCCCGTCGTAGTGTTTGGACAATCAATTTCGTTTTTCATGTTAGGTGCATTTTTGCCTTTCACTCGAAACGACCTCCAACCCATGGAATTAGCTTCTAAAGTTTCCGAAATTGAATCAGTTGAAGCCATAAAATAAGGTCTATATTCTAGATATTTTAAATTCTTCCACTGGTGGGTATAGCCAGTAAAGCCCCTAGAATTTTCTGCCATAAATTTTACCAAATATAAGGGAATTAAAACGGGTTCCCCATAAGCCCCGAACCTAACCGCCTTCCATTTTAAAAAACCTTTTAAAAGGTCTAAATCTAGAGGCACATACTTACCTAGCTTATAAGCCTTATAAACCGCTAGAGGGGCTTGCCCCGTGTTCACATAGCAAGTTTTATTGACTAAATGAGGGCAAGTGAAACAAATTTCTTTAGATTCCCCATTTTTTAAGGCTTTGACCGGGTTAGTATCCTTATTTAATATCCAGACTTGAGACATATCCCCGGTTTTAATATTTGCACTTGAAAAGGTTATAATTTGAACCGTTTTTTCAGTTTCGTGTAATATCATCCCCTTCATTTTTTTCCTCTCAATTTTTCTTTTATTGCCTTATTAATTATTTTAAAACAATGTCCACAAGTATATTTTCCCGTTATATTATTTTTCATAGACGGTATTACACCATCATGAGATGAGCAATAAACGGAAAAAACCTTCCCCCCTCCATTCCCTAGTCCAAACCCTTTTATTATATGAATTTTTCCTTTCATTTTTTCACTCCATTTTTATACCTATTATATAATTTTCTAAGGTCTCCGACATTATAAACACCTTGGTTCGTGTTATCGGTTGGGTAAACTTTTCTATTGTTTCGCAAGACATCCACAAAGGGATGTAGCCACTTTATTTTTACGGGTTTCCCGTGACCTTGCCCAGACCTATGAGCAATTTCAATTTTATCCTTAATTTCACCGCACTTACATTTTTTTATTACTGCGAAAGTAGTACTCATTTTTATATCTCCATTTTTATAAAAGTTAAGTTGCTTAACTTTTTAGTTCACTTAATAAATCTGCCAAACTTTTTTTCTTTTCTCCAATTTTTTCTATCTTCCAAATCTTAAAAAGCCGGGCTTGAGCCGTGCCCGGTTTTCTTGCCCTCGTTTGGTATGCCGTCCAGTCTTTTAAAATGCCATTTTTCACCCCGGCAACGTGTTTTCTCATCCCTAGCATATAATCACCACGCTTTAAAGAATCTCTAAAATTTTTGGTGGTGAGACCGTCCCAAGTTCGCATTTTTACCAACGTTTCCCCGTCCGCACTCATAAAACAATAGGATTTATTTTTGTAGGTTCTTTCATATTGGGTAACCTTAAAACCTTGTTTTTTGGCTATTTTTCGCACTATTTTATCGTAGGTTCCCCAAGGTACGCCGTGACCATCTTTCCGCCCGTGTCGCTTGAATATGGCGTAGCAATCGGCATACGAGAGACCGAATACAACCGAACAACTAGCGACCGTGCAGTAATTCGTGTCGTTGTTTCCGTGGGCATCTTTTGCGAATTCTCTAAACTCCATAATTAAGCCACATTCAAAAACATACAAACGACCAAAAACACGAATGGGACAATCAAACGACACCAAAAAATCAATTTTAATTTTAACCTATACATTTTTTATCCTGTATATAATATCTAAGCAAAATGCCAGACACCATACAACTAATAAAATATTTAGTGTAATTTCCATGTAATCCATTTTTTTACCTTTTATTTTTGAGAAACCGGGAAGGGAATCGAACCCCTCAAAAGACCGTCCCGGCTTTTAGTTAAGTTACTTAACTATTTTACAAGCCCCTTATCTATGTTATCGAGTAACATTCTCACAGTCTCCGTCTCGTAAACATCGGTTTTTTTATCCCATAAGTGGTTTCCATTGTAATTTATGGAACGCATCCATTTTTGTAACTTCTGTTCTAGGGTTTCTTCAACCTTATTTTTATTCTCGATTACAACTTTGAAAGTTCCAATCTCAACTTCATTGAAATTCCCGTCGAAACGGTTATCTTTATTTTCAACCATGGGCTTTGACACTTTTTTTATTGTGACGTTCTGAGTGTCGACATTCTCGCCCAAAACTTCCACTTGGAGAGACGGCATTTTAATTACGGTTTGCAACTCTCGTTTCACCCATAATTTAGCCACTTGTATTATCTCGTCATCTTTCCCGGTGAAAATCTTATTCAATCGGTCAGTAATTGGAGTTGTCCCGTCATCCTTGCGGTTCCAAAGGTCACGTTCCAATATTGTCTTCATACCGTCCCGAACCTGATTAATCGCTTCCATTCCACTAAATAGACCGTCTATTTCTTTTTTTGTATTCTTTCTCAAATGGGTTGTAACTGGTTTCCCGGTTTGAGTTTGTTCACTTGTTTTTTTAGCCATAAAAGGGCTCCTTTTCTTGTGTTGGTTAGTTAGTTGATTCATATGTCGTTGAAACCTACTAAAATTTTCGCCCCGTGTCAACCCCCTAAATAGTTAAGCCCCTTAACTATTTTCTACACCTTATATATAGACGGTAATTTTACCCACATTTTACCACATTCTACCTATATTGAGACTCATTCTCATTAAGAGCTAAAAGGGGCAAGGATACACCTAAATAGAGAGATGTCCTGTAGATGAATGTAGGTACACCTACCAATGAGATATGACCATGAAGACACCAAATACGGAGCCGTATTTTACCCCTAAATCGTTAGATTATCTGTAATGGATACTAACTAAGGTTACAGGAATTCAGGCTGTTAAGGCTATGAATAGAGCCATATAGATTTTATGACAATTGCAAGTAATATTCTAACAATGGACAAAAAACAATTGGACACATTGCACGGATTCCTAGTGTTATTTAATGTTATTTTACTTTGTGGGTATATCATCCAGACCCCTTTGTCAAGAGTTATTTTAAGAATCTCAAATATTTAGTTGGAGTGCTTCCATCATATGCAAGGTTTATTTTTTATATATCAAATATTTAATTGGACACAATACCCAATATGCAAGGATTATTTTATAGGGTGGGGTGGGGGGTGATGAATTATAATTTTTTAGGGGGATACCCGTCTGACTCTCAGAATAAAATAAAAGAAAGTCGAGTCCCATTTTGAAAAAAAGCCATAAGAAAGTCAGTTATGTTTGTATAGTAGAAGAAGTGCCTTTATTGGATTCAGGTGAGTTTTTTTAAACCTTTTCCAAAGGTTTTAGAGATAGACTTTAAAATTACTTGTATCATAGTCATTAAAGTCATAAATTAAAGTAATAATAGGGATAAAATATGATAAATCTGCCCGAAAAGTGGACAAGTGCTAAGATGAAAGCAATAGAATTATTAGTGGATGAGCCGGGGAGGTCACATAAGGATATTAGCGAAGAAGTAGGCGTTTCCAAGATGACAATACACCGATGGAGCAAAGACCCTGAATTCGTTGAGATATTATATCAAAAGTACATGGTTACTTTCGGGGGAAGGTTGCCAACTGTATTGGGAGCAATGATAAGGGAAGCAGAAGCCGGAAATGTCCAAGCCGGAAGACTAGTTTTAGAACACTCGGGTAAATTAATTAGAAGAGTAGAGATTGCCAATACAAAGTCGCCATTTGAAGCGTTCTTGAACTCTAATAAGAAAGAACTACCATTGGATGTAGAATTTGAGGATGTTACAGTCGAATTGGACGTAGCTCAGAAGAAACCAGTAGTGGAGCGTATTTTTGAAGAGACCTATAAGAAGGTTGAGAAAAAAATATCCGCACAACAGATAAAGAAGACTGCTAAAAAGCGGAATGACGCAAGACAATTACGAGAAAGAGCCAAGAAAGTGGGGTTACCACTCCTCGCAAGGGGTAGGCAGTCCCCATTGAAAAGAATTAAGTGGAAAGAGAAGCTAAAAGAACTAGAAGAGAATCAATAGGGTATGCAAATTTTTTGGTATACCCACTTTACCCCCCTATCCAAATATTTTGGGTGGGGTAGGGCTAAAATTATGCCATAAACATCTAATATATGGTATATCCATGTTAAATATATTGTATCCCTCTATACTAACGTATAGAGTAATAGATAATCTATATAGTAGAATTAAATAAAACATGGCATTAAGAGTAATCTGTACTATGAAATCCAGAACCCTTAAATTGTATAGATGGGGCTTGGATAACTGTTGATGTATCATATGACTCACAAGATAAGCATTTTTCAACCGGGGGATTATCGTTGACTATCACGGAAAGAACTTCCCAAGTCCATCCACAAGTCCTACACACCCACTTTAGTGTCTTAAATTTCTTCATAGCTTAAGTCTATTACCAACATTCATTCCATCGGGGACTAATTGGCAATAACAGAACTCCTTACAGATACTCCAGCCTGAACCGGGCATACCTCTTGACATCCAGCCATCCCATGTATCGACTTCACCAGCTCTACTCGCACAATCTGAGCATAGATTCTTCGATACAGCAATCCATCTCAGCTTTTCCCCCATGTCTCCCGGTCTACGGAATGCTTGATTAATTCCTCCAACAAGTCCTCGCTTAATGGAGTTTTTAAGTTCTCCGAAGATTCGTCCGTTACCCCTAAGGTCTTCATGAAGAGACCTAATAATTGATTGTTCGCTAATACCACTTCCATTAAGCCTTCTAATTTCTTGTCCAAGTCGCTCTGCGAAGATTCGAGCATCGTAAGACAGTCCAGCAGTAACCCAAAGTAATATGTCTCTGTCTTTTTCATCTAATTTCACCTTTTTAGTTGGCATAATGTACCTTTATTTCTCGGTTAATACAAGTTAATTATTTTTTACGAGCCAATTCTAAGGCATCGTAAAACTTGGAAGTGATTTTTGATAGGTTATTCACTTGTAGGAATGGTCTAGGCTTTACTACTTTATTTTTAATCCAACTTCTATCACTAGTGGTATACCCTTCGTGATGTAGAGTTCCGTAACTCTTCATCCTTAATCCTTTCTTTGTTTTAGACAGGCTTTTTGCTAACGCCCCAGTTGCGTATAGTGGTATTTGCCCACCAGAATGGGGGGGCTTGGTTTTACGCAGTTCTATGGTAGATTCTTCAAGAGCTGGTTTGACTTGGTTGCTTTCAATAAACTTCTTTGAGTCTTTCGCCACTACATCAGCGTAAGATTCATTTAAAAACTTATCTATTACCTTTGGTAGCTTATCCGCCATCTTTCCAAAATCAAAATTAGCTTTAATCTCTAATTTCATCCCACATCTCCTCGCCCAATTGCTTGGCTTCTAGGTATTCTTTTTGATGTTCAAGGACAAATTTCTCAATTTGGGATTCAGCCCACTTAACGGGGTCTTCTATGATTTCTTCGATTGTACCCTGTAATTTAATATCAATATCATTGATTTTGTCCAGTTTCCTCACGGAATTGAGCAAAGATTGATTGGCTTGATTCGCTTTCGTTTGTTTGTCTATTGGCATCAATAATTCCTTGTGCTTGTTCAATGGTTAAGTCCTTATTGTCCCGTATCATCATTTTAGCACGGGTAGTAAGATTCTGTTCTAGGTCAAATTGGTCTTTTAATATTTGGTCTTGGACTGTTGTTGGGTATTCGACTTCTTCAAAATCAACACCAAAATCTTCAGACAAAGAAATACCATTGTAACTCGCAATTGCCTTTTCCACTTCATAAAAATCTTTTTCATACAATCTCCACATAGCAATATCATCAAAATAATCTTCTTTTCTTTCTAAATCTTTAATCATTAAGGAAATACCAGATGGAACTTCACCGCCAGATTCAGCCCATTGAATCCATAGGTGATTATTCGATGCGACTAATTCGATTTGAAATTTAATATTGTTAATAGCTTCTGCGATATTCCCAGATGGGCTTGTGACGTTGTATTGACCGTCTTCACCCATATCCAGTATAGTATTGGAACCAGCTCTCATCATTTCTTGGTCTGCCCGTAGACCCTTAACCCAAGGTTGACCAAACATATTAAATCTAAGCCCTAGATTCATTTCCGTTAGCCCAATATTGACTTGCTCATTACAATTAATAATATCACCAGCTCCTTCAACAAAGAATGAATCAATCTGGTCTTCCCTATGAGTAAAAACAAATGGCAAAATACCAAGTGGGTTAGCTACTTCTTTCATAATTTTACCACCATCATCTAAAATGGCATAGGTTGAAGCATCCCAGTATGCCCATTGTAGTCCAAGCGTATTGGATAGGTCAGCAGTTTGATTTAATAATGGATAAATGATGGCTTCTGGCTTAAATGGGTTATCTCCAAAATATGACTCAAAGTAATAGATTGGTCGATATTCAAATTTATCATTTTCCCAATAAACACGATTCGCTATCGTTCCGACCAGCCGTGTCATCCTTTCGGAATGCTTCATGCGGACATCTTTAGTCGGTATAAGGGAATTATAGACATCGGTTGTCGAGCCAGTTGTCCGATTAGCACCCAATGTATAAATTCTACTTATTTTATTGATGAATTTTCTTGTAAAATTGGTCAAGGATGGAGGTATTTCAGAAAATGCATCCCCTTGAAAGAAATTCTGAATATATTGCTCAGTCGATGTTCCTGAATAATAATCCAAGTATTTTCTTATTTCCTTTCTACGATTTTGTGCGGTAATTAACTTTGTTTCAGTTAATTTATTTTTAATAATACTATCTATCATCTTTGTATCCTTTTCATTTCCCTATTCTTCATTGGGAATCTATTTGTTATAAAATATCTAAAGCCATCATTGCCGTGGTCGTGATACCCATCTTTAATGGGTTCTTCTTTAATCGGTTTCCCGTCTTCACTCTCGGGGTACCTATACTCCTCAAAGTCTTCTATCATATCTAGGCATTTTGAATCTACATGGACTCTTCGTGTGCTGTCAGCACTCGAAAAGAATCCCCTAGTATACGCAACGCTCGCAACGATATTCCTACTCTCCCTATCCCGTGTTGCCATAACACGAATTCCACTACGTCTAAAAATTTCCATATCACCAGCCCCACTCTGTCCCTGAACATTTGAACCAGCCGGGTCACCATAATATGAAATGATAGGATAACCCTTTGTTTTAATCATCTTAATCAAGTCTTCTGTCTTAATATCTTTCTTGTGTAAAATTGAGTCAAATATTCTAATATGTTCCTGACCGTCTATCAATTGAGTCTGAATAAATAGAACGGCTGGCATCCTGAACCCAAAATCGATTGAACAATACGTTGGGAGGTTGGGGTCGTAGGGAAAGCTACCAGTATCCTTTTCTCTATTAAAATCCCATACCTTTCCTTCAAATACGGAGAATTCCGCACCAAATTCCTGTCCAAACAAAGCGCTTGACATATTTCTCCTACGCTCAATGAGGGCTGGGTCTTCTATCCCCAATGGAAATTCATGTTGATTCATCCATGATGGGGATGAATAATTATGCCAAATTTCGTCTACTTCACCGAGTTTGTAAAGGTCATAAATCCAATTCCGACCTTCCGGGGTGGTAATGAAGATAACTTCACCCTTTCTTCCGGCTACAGTTGGGGATAAATACATATCCCAAATCTTTTTATTCATCTTGGCAACTTCATCGATTACCAATAGGTCGAGACCTTCCCCCACTAAACTTGATGGGTTATCAGCCGACATTCCTTCAACGGTTGTTCCCCATTTGAATTTAATGTACATATCTTTTTCCGATGAGCGAACAACATCTTCTGGGTGACCGACCACCATTCTCTGCCATATTTCCCTGAAGATTAGTCTTGCTTTTTTATACGACATCCCAACAACCCATATTCTCTTATTTGGTTGAGATGCTACATAGGTTGCTTCCATAGCTGATGCCCAAGTCTTCCCAAATCTTCTCCCACATACAAAAACATGGAATCTGGCAGTAGTCTTTTTTGGGAAATGCAACGCAAGTTGACCACGATGTGGGGTGTAATCAAGATACTGAAACCACTTTCTTTTGAATTCGTAATTTTTTTCTTGCATTAGAACGTATATTAACTTACATTGTAGGTACTATTAATGCAAGGAAAATATCTTTGCAAAAAAACACTCACAAAAGAGGTTACAAATGTCAGAAGAAAAAATAGCAGTCGATACAGACGTAAAAACGGAAGAAGGGACAAAACCCGAATCAAATGATATACCACGTTCAAGGCTCAATGAAGTAATTGTTGAGAGAAATACTCTTCGAGAACAGATTGAGAATTATGAACTTAAAGAGAAAGACGCACAAAAGGTAGAACTTGAAAAGCAAGAGAAATGGCAAGAATTAAATGCCGAACTCACGAAAGAAGTTGATTCGTACAGACCATTCAAGGAAAAGTATGATGCTCTTGATGGAAAAATACGAATAGAAGCCTTGAGTAAACTTTCTGAATCTAAACAGGAAAAATTCAAGAATCTAAATACGGCTGACTTGCTAAATGTTGTTGATGAACTGTCCATTGCGAAACCTAATCTTCCAAATGACATTGGGGCAGTAACCCCTAAGATGGAGAAGGATGCATGGAAATCAATGGATATTAAATCAAAGCGAAGTAATTGGCAGAATATTTTAGATTCCTATAAATAAAAGGAGTCATTTAAATGGCTAACGTTACAGTAACAACGGGTGCAAATTTTATACCCGAACTATGGTCTGATGCAATTCTAGACTATGCGGAACGTAAGTTTTCGCTAAAAAATAAAGTAACTGACCTATCATCCATGCTTTCTAGCGGTGGAGATACACTTCATATCCCAAGGGTTGATGAAGAATCCGCTACCGAGAAGAGCGCTGGGACAGCAGTTACATATTCCGCCAACACTGATGCAAAGACAGACCTATCGGTTGACCAACATTTCTACAATGCTAAACGTATTGATGATATTGTAAAGGTACAGGAAAGTGCTGATATGTTTAATATGTATGCAAAGTCCATGGGCTATGCACTAGCAAAGAAAGTTGAAAACTACATTGCTCTAGTAATTCAAAGTGCAACTGCTAACGATGTGGCACTTACTGCTGACAATGTGTTTACATCCGCACTAATACGTTCTGGTACTCAGAAACTAATGGATGCTGGTGTTGATTACACTTCGGACACATTTCTATACGCATCACCTGAGGCATACAATTCATTATTTGCCCTTGATGAGTTTTCACTAGCTAATGAATCTGGCAGAGCATCTGCACACGCCACGGGTAGTCAGGGAGCAATCATGGGAATGGAAGCGTTCTTTTCTGTTGATTGGGATGATGATGGTGGCACTGGT